TCTTGAAGACAGTCCCAATCCTTCGTCGTTTTCATGATCCCCTTTTGTATCTGAAGCAATCCTACGGGGTCGGAGTAAGTAGTTCATAGCGTTGGTGACACCTTGAAGATTGTCACCTAACTTTCCTATACCTGTATTGCAGTTACTACAAAGCCAACCTCTATGGTTGGTAGTGTTATGACAATGATCCCATTGAAGTTTTTCATCTTTCTTACCACAACATTCACAAGGAGTACCTAGCTCTGGAGTTTTATGCTCCTTCCTTAATACGTGATAGTTCTTTTGTCTCTCCCTATTACAAGCAGCACACTCAGGTCTAGTCCAACTTCCATTCCTATGAAACTTGGCTATATCTTTTTGTTTGCCACAGATCTTACATTTCTTAGTGACACTCGGCCCAGTTAGATCCAATTTTATATTCTGACTCGATAGTAATTCGCATTCTAAGTCTATCTCCCGCAATTTCTGACGAAGCGGTAGCAATTCTCGCCACATCTTCAGCAATAGGAGCTTGAGCAGCAAACTGGATCTCATCATGTACGTGCGCTAAGAAACTCCAATCACTTCCATATTTATAACCTGCCTTAATTAATTCCTCGTAGCAAATGTTATACCAAAGCTTACTTATAATTGCACCACAACTTTGAAGTAAAAAGTTTAAGGCGGAGTGAGGTGATCTTATAATAATAGATCTACCATCAATAGCTTTAACAAATCCATCCTTCTCAGCTTTAGTTGTTACCCTTTTAGTAAGCTCAGCTAAAGCTGGCATATTTTTGTAATACCTTTTCTTTAGTTTCTTACCATCTTGCTGAGTAATTTTACCTAGTTTTTCTGAACCTGCCCCATAGATAAGGGCATAAAAGAAAGTTTTCGCATCATCTCTAGTTGGCAAACCTGCGGCCTTTTGATTGGAAGAGTGTACGTCGCCCTCGATGACCTCTCGTGCAAAAGAACCCCCATCAAAGGGCCACAAGTAATGAGCAAGTGCTCTCGCCTCGATACCAGATAAGTCACATCCAACCTCTTTGGTGAGGTCCTCTACCCTAGAACCTCTCTTACTTAACCGCCCCTTTGGGATGAACAAAGGTAGAACGTTAGGTCCAAAGAGAGTCCGGCACTCCGTACCCAAATAAGACCTAACAGCAGGAATTTGGGCCGTATTGGGGTGGACGTGACTGGCTCTGGCTGTAGCACATCCAACCGTAATCACGCTGCCGTGAATACGATTATCTTTACTGACTAACTTCAACCAAGCACTGTTGCCTGTACTTAATTGACTTAGTCGTTTTTGGAGCGTTAAGAAAGACACAAAGTCTTCAGCTCCAGGGATCTCCTTAAGAATCGTCTCATCGATCTTGGCTTTACCAGTATCAGTGAAGACTTCTGCATTCCATTTCAGATGATTCTTTAAAACCCAAGCTATGTGATCTCGTGAGTTTGGATTAAGCGGAGTTAATCGACACATAGGTGATGAAGCTATGTACCCACGAGTTTGATTATCACGCTTAGGAGTGAAGATACCTCCGTCAATGAAAGGGAACCGCCGTCTCAATCTTTCATCGAGAGTATTCAGTTTTTCAACGATCATGGCTTCTAACTCCAACGCTCCCTTAACGTCAAAGGCAAAACCAGATCGCTCTTGTTTGGAGATTAAGGTGGCAAACCTCATCTCAAGGTCCACTGCATAGGGAATTGCATTGGCCTCAGGCTGCAGCCTGTCCCAAAGTTTACAGGTAACGTCAACATCACATTTACATCTCTCCTCTAATTCTTTAGAAAGCACAGAGAAATCATTTAAATCTGCGTGTTTCTTGTTAAGGCGTAGTCGATAGCCATAAGCCTCAAGCGAATGACGACCATACATTTGAATAGGCATATCCTTCCACTTCTTCTTAAAATCAATGTCTAATATGTTTGACCTCAACATTCGAGCGAGGATCAAGGTATCTATAAAACCTCCTTTAGGATTGAACTTTGGGTATAAATGCTTAATAGCTACAAGGTCATACTGGATGATGTTATGGCCCACTATGAAGTCTGAATTCTCTAAGATTGGTAACCATTGATCAGGATCAGTGTATAAAACAGTACCCTCTCCACTGTTTAAAGCACAGCAATGGATCTTAGTGATGTCGTCAATCTTCAGAGCGTTTGTCTCTATGTCGAAGACTGTCGTCAACATGGACTTTGAGACCTTTCGAGTAACAGTACTTAAGTAGTTCCTTGAGTCTAGGTTCGTTAAAGGAGTGCACGTAGTCATTGTTCTTAAAGAATGAGGAAAGGAGTCGCCTCGCTTTTTCAGAGGCAGCAAAGGCAGATACTTTAAGTTTGTTTATCTTTCTAAGATGAACATCAAAAATCGGATTCAATAAGGTCATCAGTCGTTACGGCTTTATCATCTAGCGGTAACATTCTGCCAGTTTTTTCGTAATACTTCACACTTCCTGCTACTCCAAGCCATCCAGTAAATCTGTTCTTAAGTACACGGACTCTACATTCACTATTGTCGGTAGCTTGTTGGTCGCGCTCAAGGCCAATACAAATGTCGCTGAGCTGACTGATAGCTGCACTACCGCGAAGGCCAGAAAGACTTGTTTGTTGACCATCTTCATACCCTTTAGTCCCTTGCGGCCTCCTTAGGTGACTGACTAATATCATTCCACAGCCAGTTTCTTCTACTAAAGAACGAAGCTTAGTCATTGTATAATCTATAGCTCTACGTTCGTCCTGGGCTTGCTCCATACCGCTGACCAAGATCGATAAATGATCGAGGATAACGTAATCACAGCCCAAAGAGATAACACTGTACCTGATCCGATTAAGAAGTACATCAGGGTCAAGGGAGCCAAAATGATCGTAGAGGAAAAGATTCCCCTGTCCCAAGGTTGCCTGGAATGCGTCGTCGATTTGTTCATCAGTAAAGTCTCCTTTATCAATGTGTAGTGGATGGTTAAGATTGATACCTACTAGTGCTCTAGCAGTTCTGATATTGCTTTCCTCAAGATTAATGGTGACAACCTTATAACCCTGCTCAAAGACAAGATTATATACAACCTCTCGAACTAAGGTGCTCTTACCCTGCCCAGTTCCCGCAGTGACACAGACGAGTTCACGTTTTCTTAAGCCTTTAGTCTTCTCATCTAAGAATGGGTAGCCATAGCTAGCACTATCTATTTGAGGATCTTTCTTAACTTCCTCTCTTAACTTGTCAGCACAAACAATACCATCAGGCTCATACTCCTTAGCATTGAACACCATATTGGTAATAGCCTTAAAATCCCCAGCTTGGAGTGCCTCATTAGCATCCTTATAACCCTCAATAATTCCTATCTTTCCTACTCGTGGTGGTAGTAGTTGTATATCTCTTTGAGCTGCCTTCTGTCCTTGAGTATCCCCGTCATAGCAAAGAATAATAGTTTCATAAGGTAAGTTACCTAACTGTGCTTTTAAGGTTTTTGAGCCTGATTCACAACCATTAGGCAAACTAATTGCAGGCCAACCTGGCCTAACTTGCATATAAGAGAGTGCATCCTTCTCACCCTCAAAAATTACAAGCAGCTTATTATTCTTACCCCACATATGTTGGAATAAGAAGGTGTTATCAGGGTTAGAGCCTATTTGTAGGAAGTTCTTACCCTTCTTTCTAATCTTATAGCCAGTAAGAACTCTGTTGTTGTCATAGATAGGACAGAAGAAAGCAGGTTCACCTCCATGTGTAGCTTTGAAGTAAGTAGCTTTCTGACAAACAGCAGCCTTAAGGCCACGGCTAGGTATATCTACGTATTCTCCAACAATAGTTTCAATTTCTTTTGTAGTTGTTGTAGTCATAGGAGGTTGGAAGGAAGGGTCAGTGGAAGTGTGATAGTTACATCCCATGCCAAAGCAGTGGGCATGACCATCGTCATAGATAGCTAAGTTGTCTTTGCTGCCACACTTGGGGCATGGCCCGTGAATTACACCCATTAAAAAAGCTCCAGGTGGGGATCTCCCTGGAGCCTTTTTGGGTAACCCTTCCAATTACCACCTGAACTATAACAGAGTCCAACGGCGTGGCAATCTAGGGCCCCTGCACCAGGGAATATTGTGTTTATCACACCACATTGCGTAAGTCATTTTGGCTGTCTTACTCAACTTTTGGTGTGGGTTTTGGAAGCACATCCTAATGTCTACATCAGGGTGTTGTTCCTTAAAGACTCTCATAAGACGGCGATCATCAGAGTCAAAGTAGCCTTTAACCTCTACCACAGTGCCATTAGCTAACACTATATCTGGTGTGTAAGAACGAGGGATCACTAAGTCATACTTATGTTTTTCGTATTCAAAGCAAACCCCTAGTTCTTTGAGAGTATGAGCTACTTCTGATTCAAAGCCCGACCTGTATCCATCTCTAGTACGTCGTCCATACTTATGAAACCGTCGGGCCATTTACTTAGAAGTCGTCGTCTTCGGTAGTTACCTTAGCAGCTTTCTTTCTAACGTTTGGTTTTGATTGCTTGAATCCATCAGAAGCACCAAACACCTCTTCTAGATTTAAGGTTCCACTGTCTTGTGCTTCAACAGTAACAGCTTCTAAGACCTTAATAGCAAGAGGTCTTAACCTCATGCCACCTTTAGGACTGTTAGGTGAGTAAGCCTTAAGCTCTACTTCTGCTATTACTACTGTTCCTTCTCTTAATTGAAGGTCTTCATCTATAGGCTCTAAGTCTGTGTCCACTACTGGTAATGGAAACTCCTTATATTTAGGCTTGGCACAGAGACGAACAGTAATACCTTCCTCATCTACTTCCCAAGGTTCTCCAAAGAAATGCCTCTTACCACTCTTCTCTGAATACCAGTCACAGAGATCTTGGTAATTAGTAGCAAGAATATCTTCTAAAGCTTTAGCGTCTTTACCTATTACTCTTACCTTAATTCTAAAGTCAGAAGGGTCTCCCTTCCAAGTAGGTGGTTCAATGAGTGACGGAATCCATCCAGTAAGAGTTCCTTGAATCTTAATTTTTGTTGATGCCATGTGTATGACGTGATAGTTGAAAGGACCTTTAAACCTTAAAGAGGAAGACGCACATCTAGCTATTACTTATGTACCACTTTCTAAACTGTCTAGTTAGAAAGGTCTTTAAGCGTTTTAAAGCTGCAGTTTTTAGTAGTAGTATCTAGATACCAGTTACACTAGCTTAAGCTCTTAAGGTTATAATATATTTATTGTTATATAAAATACTCTATGAAGTTTGCAATTGCTCTAGCTGCCCTGCTAGGTATAGGTTCAGCTCCTGCCCTTGCTGGTAATCTTTATACAAACGTTGAATACAATGGCTCAAACACAGGCTCTAACTTTACAGGCTCCACAACAGATATCCATCTTGGATACGAAGGGGATCTGGGAAAGGACAACCTCGGATACTACATTCAAGGAGGACCCGCAGTTGTTAATACTGACGGTACTTCTGACAACGATACTCAGTTCAGTGGTAAAGCTGGCCTTAGCGTAGCTGCTACCGAGAAGATTGATGTCTATGGTGAGTTATCAATGGTTACTGTTGACGACACTGACAACACCTGGGGTTCTAAAGTCGGGGCTAAGTATAAATTCTAGTGCCACATTACTAAGTGGTATACTATTAGTAGCAACGACTACCAGATCTGATAGCCTCTGCGTACGTTCATCCTTCTATAGGACGCAGGCAACCTAACGAGGGAACGGGCGTTAGGAAGTTAAGAGGCTCAACCGATGACTAAACTCGTCTACCGTGGTGTCGTCTATTACAGACGTAACCATTAAATCACTAAGAAGGCTCCTTTAATCGGGAGCCTTTCTTATTTGTCCGGTGTTTGGCCTTCATATAGTGGTATATACTTACCATCAGGTCCTACAAAGAAGCATCTGCTATCTCGTATCCTTCCGTAGTCCTCTTGTAATAGGTCTATAAATGCCCCGACCAAGGCTTGAGCCGTTCCTGCCTCTAATACTGCTTTGTGCAGGTCTGTCTGTGCTTCCGCTACTGAGGAGATCCTTTCAGTCTCATTCAACTCCCACACAACCTCGTGCTCTGTATCACTCTCTGCATCCAAGAAGTCCATCGCGTTGATTGATCTATCTTCAAGGACCTTTAGCCGTGCCATAAGCATAGGTAAATACTGACGTGCCACTTCTTTAAGTGGTGCATAGAACTTATCTCTTGCTGTTGCTACTGCCATACTGGACTCATAATCCTAATTACACTTTAGGATATCCTACCTATGATAACCCTCACTCCCCGTGGCAATACCCTCACTCCCCGTGGCCTAGCTCCGGTGAGATTGCTCGCTAAGGAAAACGTGATAGTTCAATTGTACTAGTGACAATTAGTACATTGGCATAGGTATTTATACTACTGATTCTCATTCTCAACAATGATTAGTTCAATTGCACTACTGCTGATTATGGTGATTGGTGTCTATTTAATTATTCGTTTATATAAACCCCAAGACTAACAAAAAAATAGCCAGCTTAAGAGCTAGCTATTAGTTGGGCTATTACTGAGAGGATAACAGGTGCGAACATCACCAAGAGGAACCACCACGAGCGGCGGCGGTCCTTCAATCTTCTCATGCTCTCTCATTCTGCTCTTCCATCACATCCATGTAGTAGGTAATCCATTCAAATACTCGATCATACCCATTGTCCTCGAATACTTTGAGTGCATCACCTAAGTGACACAGCTCTTGATATCCAAGAACTTGAGAGACAGAGTAAACATCAAGGTAAAGAAGTGAGTGTCCATAGGTCTCTTCACTGTATCCAATTAGATCTAGATAAAGATTCCAAAGAGTGCAGCTTTCATCGGTATTAGCTGCCCATTGATACAACCTCTCAATAGCAATAAAGCTAGATTGCATCAAGATTACCTCCATGCTTTGAATGACGTTTAAGACTGTCTGAATGACGCCTCGCTTGCCAGTCATTAGCAAACGAGGTGATTTGTTGAGTGATCATATGGTCTGACCACTTAGCTTGCTTGCCAGTCTCCTTGATCATCTCAAGGCCTGCCAAGAAATCTTTACTAGTGTTCATAGCATTACTAAGAAGGGTTGTTCAGGTTTGCACTCTAGCTCGCCCGCTGTGTACTGCTCAAGAGCTACCTGGTAGCAGTGCCACGTGTCTAACTCTTGGTAGTACTGATCCTCTATTGCCTTGAAGTGCTGGTCTTCAGGGCTTGAGCTGTATTTAGTCATGGTAAAGAGTTTGAAAGTCAGAAAGGTCAAAGATAGCCTCATCTAGATCAGACCACCAATCAGAGTCTGAGTCATCACCGTCACCATGAGGATCAACAAGAAAGAACATCCAACCGTTCTCGCTATGCCTAGCCCTCAAGCTAAAGCCTGTATCTTCTTCAAGTTGTGAGGAGTAGCGTGCTGCCCTTCTTATGAGTAAAGAAGGGAACAGCTTTTCAAGTAGTCTCATTTGGTGAAACCCTTAGCTAGTGACAAGCTTGCCATAGCTTTGGAGAACACAGGCTGTACTACTTGCCTTGTCTTTACTCCTATTGAGTAGACATCAGCACAAGCTCTTGGGAACTCCACTTGATGGATCTCCCAGCGTCTCTTTAGTTCTCTTAGGACTGCTTCAGCCTTGAACAGTTCTTGCTCTGCTTGTTCGCGGTCCTTGAGTAGCTTGGAGCATTGTTGTCTTAGTAGCTCGTTCTCAGCCTGTTCAGCTAGTAGCTGCTTTGTTAAATCTGCTTTGGTAATCATTGGAAGGGATTGCAAAGGATA